GGTAAAGTTAATACCTTTAGAGTTTTTTATTGATAAAGAACGCTCCAAAATCCCTCCCACAGCTGAGAAAACATCGAACTTCGTTGTTGACATAAATAAATTGACATCCATGTGTGCAATAAGGAACATACATTATTTAGATCTAGATCTAATAGTTAGTAAAAATTCTATCGAAATACGTCACTTATCGAGCTCACATATGAACGTCGGTACATGACTTAGTCAACTTAGTAACGGAGGTGCAGAGCTGATAACTTATCATCATTGTTAAGATCAATCGATAACGACAATCCTTCCGCCGTGCGGTAGGGCCAGATTTTAGGGACACTTTTATAAAGATTCTGGTTTGACTTAAAGATTTCTTTAAGATCTACAATGACTGACTTCTTGGGCAGAGTCATCGTGCTTAGATCTAGTGTGTCTGACAAGAATGAAATAACGACAGAAGACACCACCTAAGAAAGAAAACTATCTGCTCCAGGAAGCACGTATATATGTAGATGTTCTAAGTAATGGAGCAACAAAGATCAATGGTTGTCGTCGCTGAATTTTAGAACGGAATCATATCGCTTGGTGAGCTATCGAAGTGTTCTTGAAGTGTCCTTAGATACGCATATCAAAATAAAATTCCGTATAAATATAGTCGTACTTAGCTGACAATTAAATGAGTAACATCTAGAGTCAAAGTTGATAATAACAAAATTATGACTACATAGTCGCGAGGACGCATTACAAATGAGTGTACTTCACATAATTTTTTTATTTTGCCCAGAAAATAACAACTTTTTCATATTTTTCGACATCAAAACTTATCCTAGTGGACTCAGATTAGCAATAGTCCTAATTGTATGGAGTTTCTAAAGAACTTAGTCAGCTAGAGCTTCCGTTCCACTAGAAAGGTTCCCAAACATGAAAATTAACGGACTTGGTCGTTTTTGAGCAATATCTACTAGATTACGTCATAGTGTCGAGGGTCAGAGAGTTGTTCATCATTTTTATTCACTATTCAAAAAGCTATTATATTTTTAAACTCATACCTTATTTACTAAAAAGTAACGGCTAATAAATTACCAATTAAAATCGTCTGAAAATTCACAATACTTCGTATAGTTTCTCAGAAATAACATCATGACCGGTTCTGACCAGATCTTTACCAATTAATGGTAATTAGTCCACTCGAATCATGGCCATATTTATAATAGCAATCCGTCATACTGTTTGTAATAAATTGTGCCAACAATCTTTATCATGACCCTCGCCCGACACCCACTTCAATTGATTGTTTTGCCCTCGTCGATTGACTCTGAGCTCAAGCTAGGGTTGGTTCTTTATCGTCCAAGAAATAATTTTCTTACCACAGACGAATTTTACAGTGATAAGAATTTCATAATAAGTGTTAATTAGCCGCAAAAATGGGTAAGTACTACTTATAATTACCGATACTTCATTGCTTCTGGTTAATGGTTTTTTTCGGCATTAGTATCCCTGAATTATAGAACAATTAAAGTGAATAGATGCTCTGATTGACAATCAATTGATATAGTGTTATGAAACCCCGCGATGTAGCTTGTAGTTGAATCACAGCCTACTGTCTTACCAGTGATAGCGTGCTGCAATAAAATTAACTACAATGTTCATTGACGGCAAATATCACCACATCTGCGTCGCGCGAAAAGAATGGGCCATACATAAAACAGAGAGCCTTGAAAAAATGATGCTTGACAGCTGCTTAGACCATCGAAAAAAGATTACCTACATTCACGGAGCCAACACCCAAATTTCTTCGGTATCTACCAAACTGGAATATCACGACCTGAAGCTCAGGTTCAAGAAAACTGATGATATATCTGCAAGACCGAACTCCGAATCTTATTTTCCGATGTTGACCCACTTGCCTGAATCAAAATGTAAGTGAAATTTTTTGTTTTACCAGCGGATTACCCTCTAATTACATACCATCTAAAGGTACTATTCCATATTTACTAAAGTAACCCACCGCAAGGAGGAAAATATCACTTAATATCGGTTACATCTCTTATTAGAGACTCAGTACGAAGTCTAACCGAACTTGCTGTTCCATTTAATAAAATAATAACTTTCTTTCTGTTTGTTTCAGAGCTTGAGTCGACACGACGTAATTACTTAAATCTTCACTGCGTTGTAGCTTTCAGTGGTCTACGATTAGAGTAGAAAGAATGCAAATCGTAGTTTTGCAGTATAGTTTTAAATTAGACTTTAGATTTTTTGTGAATAGAATTTATAGCAATAATAAACTATGCATATCACTTTCGTTGCATTTTTTAACCTTCTAATGATTTAGTCTAAATAGACGTATCAGAAAACAGACTTAAGCTATTAGACTTGTCTTGCCCTTAACACTTAACTGAGACAAGCAGGTCACAGAGTAATTCCATGAATTTACTTTATATCTACATAAAAATAAATTAATTAGCAAACGAACATAGTTCGATTGAAACAACACCATTCATCACATGCCATACAAAAATACGCAGTGAGGTCATACAAATATGAGTACATATTGAGGTGCCAGCCCATGAATTATCTATGGGTCGTTTCTCAGTGATAAATTATCAATCGACGCCAATTGGAGCAAGTATAAGTGACAAATTAGAAATTGTTTTTATGTTCTATTTAATACATTGACCAATAAATAAGCTATGTCCTCTATTAAACGTCAGCAATTGAATATGTGCTACCAACTATTTGAACCATGTGACCAACCGATTGTGGTTGAGCTGCCTTGTTAAAAAATCGTTAATCATCTCGGTAGACAAATAACTGAGATAAATAGAGTAATTAATTTAATTGAACTGCACCTTTCAAATAAACGTCAGCATGAGTAATGACTTCATTCAATGTGTTATTTACGACTTGCTCACTTAGATTATTGGTACAAGAGAGCTTGACTTAATAAGCTTCAATTTTAGCAAACTATAGGGCTTATATGTGAGAAAGGTAGATAGTGTTTTAGTTTCAGCTAAAAAAATATCAATTTATCAGTTTTTTTACCAAGTTGTTGTTCTAGGTACTTCGGCTAGCCCTTAACCGTCACCACCGTCGTCCACCTTATTGATATGTTAAGAACTGGGAAACTAACACTTAGTACCTACCTTTTAGACCAAAGATGTTATACCTTTAGGTATCTGACTGATTTATGGTTCTGAAATGTTTGTTTTTGAGTAGTTTACTTTTATAAATGTTTTTGACTAGATTAAAAACATATGGACCTGTCAGAGTTTGTAGAAAACAGTTGTCTCTATGCTTGAGTGGGTTTATGTATAAAGAAAACAACAAAATATTGTAATTAGTTGATTTATTAAACGTCTACAGGTTAGGATCTACTGAATCAAAAGTGACATCAATTACGGACGTGCATTGCTTACTTCTTACGGTTATGAATAGCAACGTACTCATTCAAGGTTTTAGAAGTATCCTTGACGTTTTTCTCCAACTTTTGTAGAAGCTCCTTCTCTTTTTTTGTATCCTTGTCCTTCATCCCAGACGTTCCGGGTTGTGGACCTGCACTTTGACATTTCGAAGAACTTGATGATTTTTGCAGCGGGGTCATCGATACGGAAGAATTGGAAGCGAAGCTGCTTGCAGATGACACTGACGATGTCGAATCCGATTTAGTCAGCTCGAAGTATTGACGTTTCGTAGGACTCAACTTTCGAAAAGCTCTGACCAAGCTGGACATGTCTTGCTCAGACGGCTTTTTGTACGTCGATTGCTTGCGATCAGCCATCCCGATTGTTTCCTCAAGCCTCGTATCTGCAACTAAAATCCTTCATTAATATTGACACTTTTGAAACAAGTCGGTCGGGCCACACACTTACAAGAAAATGGGGTTATTTTAGTGGATGTCACTTCAACTTACCTATTTAGCACTTCGAAGCTCGGCGACTCACTTGTAACAGCACGTTGACTGAAATAATGATTACGACGAACGACTTTGCTCCAGTACTAACGTTCTAGCCTCGATACCGATGAAGAATGGCACCTAGTTACGACAAGCGAACGTTTTTACTCCACTCAATCAGGGTAGTCTACGGTAGGCAATTGAGAATGATCATCTCAAGTATCCTGGGGATATTTATATGGAGATGCTAATTGAAATGCGTTCAAAGAACATTTGCTATCGCAGAAGAGAATTGCCTTATCGAAATATCTATCCAAAAGTGTTGTCAAATATCGATAGGCTATGTCAGACAAACATCTTTGCTGGGTTCCCCGTCCATGGGACGAATACCCTTCAGAGTTTATGGGTTTGGTTCTCCATAGCGAAGTTACATTCCATTATCGACAAACTAACAAAATATAAGGGACTAGGGTCCGCATTGATGGAAACGTTTCTGTACTACGTATTTATAAAAACCAAATATGGATGAAAAACGAAAAAGATAACCTCAAGAGACCAAATCGGAGGACTTACACAGGAATCTTCATGCCGTGTATAACAACTTCGGAATCGTGAGTCAAACTCTGGCTAGCTTTTACTGGTTACCAAAAGTAAGATTAAGTTTTAACAATAATTTCTTTGTTCTAGCAAAAATCCCTGCTGTCGGTATATATAAGCTCTAAAAGTACACATAAAGTATTATTTAAATTTAGAATTTACATAATTAGTTGTAGCTTATATTAATTGTCATTACAATTAAGAATCTCCTTTATAAATAATCTTAGGTCTTTCCAAAGAGATGCTCAAATTGAAGTTAATTGAAGCAATTGATTTAGAGCATATAAATAATGGCGCTGCTCGCTATCAATCATAAATTATTTGTCGGGTGCATCAAGATGTCTAAGCACGTGTGCTTGGTTCCGAAAGAGTGGTCTAATAAGTACTACTCCCAAGATGTGTTGGAAACAGTTCTCAAGAAAGACATATCTTGTTATTCAATCACTAAGAAGGTTGAAGGCGCAAAAATCAACGTTAATGGTACAACTGCCCAGCTGCGCTACCATGGCGATCAGCCGTGGATGAGGAAGGAGCAGGACAAGAGGACCTTTCCCAACCCAAGAGAATACTTCGGTGTCTACATGTCCTGCAACGATTGCAGAAAACCGTACGTAATATTCATTTTAAAAATAAAATTTACCACTGCGTCCTTACAATACTATGCTCAGAATTTCTGGCTGTGTAAGGATGGCCATAATGAACAGGTAGCTCTCTATTTGGGAGGAAACTATGCATTTTTTATTGCCTGTATTTACTATTAAGGCCTGTAAGTTCTCTTTATTTAAGACCTCAGAAATTAGGGGACCTATCTGAACTTACATTCGATAGTGAATGTGTTTACTTTGTTTCAGGAACGTGCCATATCGCAGATAAAGTCGGAACATCAGAATTTACCTGCAAATCATATGAATGTCATTAGTAAAAAACTTTGTAGTAGACACACATTGTATAAATAAACTATCTAAAATAATGTCTTGTTTGAGTAAAACACCTCAAACAAAACCACATTTTTATTTAAACAAACATATTGATCAATAAATCACAGATAAATTACAACGCATGTGATTAATTGAAACATTGAGTAGATTGATGATACTGAACTTTCAATTGATCTCAGGGCAGTCCAAAACATTAATCATTACATCATTGGTTTGTTAGTGGCCATTGTTTTCAGTCAGTTACGCTTTATTGCTTTGTACTCCTTCAGTTGTAAACATGCTTATGGTCAATAAAATTTTATACCCTTTAAAGATGAAGTTTTGCAAATAAGAAAGCTGTCATTAAATAGATCGCTAATTTATGTAGAACTTATTCCAATATCAAGAAAATGCAAAGCTTCCATTTAAAGGTATATTTTTAGGATATAAAATCACAAAATATTTATGCCATGAGTTAGCAGGTATAGGTTTTTACATAAATTGGCGTACTAACGGATAAAATGTTATCAGGAAAACCTAAATATAGTGATGTGGTTGGGACAAACCGCACATTGTTCATTATTACTAAATACCTAAGTACTAGTACTGTTGTCGAAATAAATTCTATTTAGACAAAATTTAGAGCGATTTATTCCAGGTCAATTAAAGTGCCAATTGTTGCATAGATCTATTGTTATCAAGCTTCGGAACTGATGAGATCTTTATTACTGTGTATTAAATTTGCTGTAACTATACATTTAAAAAATTTTAAATTATGTTGCAAGTGACCCGGTCTGTGTGATATCGATATTGTTGACTGTACTTTAGTTTTTTTTACCTTATAGACAGCCATTTTCTATAGTTATTTCGCTTATCATTTCTATAGTTATTTTTGCGGGTAAGTGTAAACAGATTGAGTAGAATTCCAATACTTGGTCTTTAGCTCCTCGAAGTTGGATTCGTTCCGCTGTTTGATCAGCTTGGTGTATTCGTTGAAGTTCTCAATGCTGCTGTTTATTTGGCAAATGCCTTTCCCGAATTCGAAGCAGGTGGTTGGTACACTTCGCAACCTTAAATAGCTGTTTTGATAAGTCAGCATGTAGCAAGGAAGCTTTGACTTTACGCACTGGAAAATAAAAGAACATATTGTACATACTTTCAGTGATTCAATTTCTTAAAATCAGTTTGATATTGAGTAACTATACTTACTGATGTTCCCAGTGGTAGGCAAACTGCAGGAACTTTTGAGGCATTTGATGATGAAGATTTAATGATGTACAGTGGCATTCCTGACAGTCACCACTGCAATAATAATCGGGATAATGTCAATGATTGCATTCATCCTCAAGGATTTTATCTGTGGAAATTAATGTCAATTAGTACGCAGGACGATCTAACTGCTCTCTAATCGCAAGAAACAAAATAGATATAATTCGTCAACTTACGTCGAGCAGAAAATTCAGGATCTGGGAACAAATCTCGCAGCATCCGCTTCAGTATCTTAAAGGAAAATGAATCCATGTAGCAGTCACCGCTATTTATATGAGGGATAAGAATGTGGGCGATAATTTATTCTTCTATATTCAGAAATGTGTAAGTTGATAATGATCGAAAATATACGCAGTGACGTCAACAAGTCAATTCGCTTTAGTTCTACCTGGAAGAGAATTCATTGATATATTCAAATTTTAATGTCAAATGGTAATGCGGATTATAGTAATTATTCATGCCCTACAGCTTAGAGGGTGTCAATGCGATGATCAACGTCAACCTAAAATTCCAATTTTCAGATTTTGATTTAGCTAAACCTGTATAGATAATTACTACGTCATGAGAATATCGTTTCCAAAAACAGATAATGTGATGGTCAACAAAATCACAGTAATGCCAACAAATCAATCCTGAGAACGTAGCAGTCAGCCTTTAGTTCTTTATATGCGACGTTTGTTTACTATTAAAACAACTAGAGTTAGTCGTTACTCTACATCAAGATTTTTCAAAAGACCAGAAAATAAACAATTTGAAGCTTCAGTTATTACAAGTTCCAAATCACACTATTTATATGAATGTTTAATTCATTTTGAAACTTATCCTGCAATTAAGACCGGAAATATAGTTGAAATCCGCTTAAATTACACTGATAACTCGTTTACCGAGTTGTGAAGCGCCTAAACAAAGCTCAGAGCAATGTGACCTACTAAATCATTGCAAATCGATTGTAGTGCTTAGGTGCGGGTTGTCTGAATTATTCTTTTAGTTAACAAAATTTTCATTGAGCAGCTTCCCTTTCTCTTCAGTTCATTATAAATCTATTCTCTAATAATGTGATATTTAGTAAGCCATATAGAACATTGTTAAAATATATACAGATGCTTGTGAACTCCATAAGTTGCCTAGCATTTAGAACTACTTAAATTACTATGACTGCTCAGGCAGAAACTAAAAGTGGTTCAAACAATCAACTATCATAAATCGCTACCACTGTTGAATTGGGGCCTAACTTCAAGTAGACCTCATACTTTAAAACGCCTACTGATTTATTTTAATGTAAATAACTACTACGAGTGATGATTCTCCAGAATTTGTTTTGACGGTAAGTTATAATTATACTATACGCTCTATTATTAGCTTCTATTTTCGTTATACTGTACTAGTATATCGTATATAATTAGAAGCATAGTACTTATTCATTTTATATAAACATTTTTTTCAATAAGCATTTGAAAAGTACTAAGTAGTCCTTAATTAGAAAAAAATCTCAACACGAATTTACAAACTACAATATTTATTTTTTTATCCAAATAGACTGATCACTTACATTCTTTTGTAGTAAAATTTAGTAAATTTAGTAAATTAGTTCTTAGAATATTCTTTTGAGTTTGTTTACAACGCGGTCATACTTATGCAAGGCTGGAAACATTATAAGGCACAAGGCCGGTATTATTTCAATTTGTACCTTATTTTCTAGCGATGAGAGTTACTTATGACAAATTGCAAAAATTGGCAGTCCAGATGTATCAAATAATGCAATTAGCTTTGAAGTTTTTTTATTGTTACCATAATATAAATTGTTTAAGCGGAATCAGAAAAAAAATAAGCACAATTGCAATTTATTTCGAATGTTACGAGTATTAAACTTTCTAATTTATGGTAATCTCTTGCGTATTGCGGCAAACAAAAGATCATATGTTTGACCTTGCTCGCTAATGAGTTTATTTCCATCTACACATTTTTCTAAAAATTAGATTGTTGTAAAAGCAGAAAGCTATTGTTGATAATCAATGTCACGTGAAGCGAAGTCAATGCCCACTGCTGATAAAAATCAATAGAACTGACCTAAGGCAAGTACCATTTTAGTGATTGCGTGACGTGGTACATGCTTTCTCGGCTCATGATACTTTATAGCACTCGGAAAGATCAAGCAGTCTATTCATAATGTTTATGTGTAAGTTTTTTTACTGTTAAGGTAATAATTAAGTTATATCAGTATTAGTTCTGTCAGTCGGAGGTAATTTTTAACTTTCTGATCAATTAGCTTTAGATATTTTTGGATAGCCAACAAAGTGTGGTAGGTGTTTTTACCGCCTAAGGAAACTTTTTGTAGGCCTGAAAAAACAATGCATAGTAAAGAACCCTACAATCGATATAAGGAGTGTCGATTTATAGAGTGTCAGCTACAGAGAAACTCTACAAGGACTACGTCTAGATACGTAATGAGTCTGACCTTCCAAATATTACTCAGATTTGTTTTGTAACGTCTCTAAATTGGTTCAATTAGATGTAATAGGTAAGTCTTATGCTTGCATTCTTTGCAATCTAATGTGTATTCATTCTAATAAAAAAGCTCGGTGACAGATTCTGCGTAGTTGCTGAAGGATTATTGAACTCTTAACCATGGGGACTTATCAGAACAATAGATGAAGGACAATGCATCTAACTAAAAGCGCTCGTGGCTTGAAACAAAAAATATACAACACATAAATTAGTATGTGATTCATTTATAAAATAGATTAGCTTTGATTACTTACTAGCAATTAACAACACCATTTAAACATTAATTTTCACCATTAACCACTTAACTAAGACTAACATTTTCCGTGAGTCGAGTGTAATTGTTGAACTGGATTAGATTCGATTGTATTTCTTGTATGTCGAAGGTTTCTTATACTTAATATGTGATTCATTTATAACATAGATTAGCTTTGATTACTTACTAGCAATTAACAACACCATTTAAACATTAATTTTCACCATTAACCACTTAACTAACACTAAAATTTTCCGTAAGTCGAGTGTAATTGTTGAACTGGATTAGATTTAATTTTTTTTCTTGTATGTTGAAGGTTTCAAATACTTGGTCAACTTAGAGCCTAAATTCGCTCGTTCAGCTTCTGCAGGCTTGTTGCTATTGCTCTCTTGACGAAGAGGAGAAGTTGAAGAAGTTCCAGGATCCTCTGAAGCTTAAGCTGGCTTCTCTGATTTCTTTTTGGATTTTGAAAAATTGCATAGTGGAGTCATATCCGCGCCTTTTGGTTCAAATATATAAGTTCGTCCAATACGATCCATTTTCCAGTCCTGAAAAAAGCAAATTTATCACAAAAAGGAATTGAACTTGAAATTGGAGCTTCCTTCAGGACATTTTGGTGCATTTTAGTAACAAATTTTTAGATAACACGCTAACTTTTGTATTTACATTCAGTGCAATGGCGTCGAAACACATGCTTGTGTTACATTGTCCAATGGGGGGCAAAGAAACAATTTGTCGCAAATAATTAAAACTCACCTAGTTAGCAAAGATGGATAAGACGATCGATGTCAAATCAGTTAGAGGAATAAATCAATAATCCAGCATAGTCTTAAATGTATTCTCTTTTATAGCTTCCAAACTTGGCACATAGTTAATCCTCTTGATCTTTGACAGTCGTATAAAAACTTGATTGAGTATTGTCCTCATGAGTTAAATAGATAGTCACGTGGAACAAGTTTAAGTCTCTCGCGAATTATGTTATATCGAAAAAAGCGATCTTAAAGATGCCCGATAGCATAGACCTGATGGATTTCAGGTTATTAATATCACTCTCGTGAAAATAAAACAATTGTGCAAATATAACTCTATATAACGATCTTTTACAAGGTTTGTGCAAGACTGTTCCAAATAATTGCTAGCGTAAAATTTTATCCTTGGGTCTTGCAGCAGATACTTGTGACAGATAATTAAACTGCAAGCATCTGCTACTAGTTTCAGGAGCGAGAAACGCGCTGGAAACTAAAGATTTTGTACAAGGCTCTGCGACAAGAATCTTGCTCAAGCACGTGTTCCTAGTGCAAGGATAACACAAAAATTCTTTTGTAGGTAAAAGCTACTTGGCCTGCTAATCTGAATTTAAATTTAGGGAAACTTTTTTTTCCCCAATAAAGAACAGGGTACATGTGGTACAGAAAGCACACGTCGGTCCACAACTGCAACAAAAGGCAGATGAAGAAGGCAATAATAAAGCAAATGAGAGCTTATAACTTGAATTGCATTTACACTAGAACCCTGTTAGTCTAGTGTAGATATTGTTGTAAGCAACTGGTTCTTTTTTTTTTTTTTTTTTTTTTTTTTTTTTTTTTTTTTTTAAGTAAAAGTTTCCTCGTATAAATTTGGCTTTTCTTGCTGAGCATTTCAGATCGATCAATATTAATATATTCTGCCAAGGAATATTGCTTATCATTCCAAAGTAAAATGTACTGTGTAATATGTAGGGTAACATACATTCTGTGTAAGGTAACATAAATAAGTGGACTACAATATTTTTTCCAATCTATTTTTTATTTATCATTAAAACGATCTTAAAAATATATAATACTTCAGCTTAATTGATGTGTTCAAATAATAATCGAATACAACAATAAATAATTCTTTACTCTACATTACAATCTGTTACGTCGAACTTGCAACTAAAATTTAATTATTTTTATCCTAGCCGTTAGGCTAATAGATAAGGATCTGAAGCTTATGGGAAGAGGTTGAAGTTATAATAGAAAAAAAATGAATTCAATTTAATAAATATATTCTAAAATTATAATACAAAGATTTGAATTATTAAAACAAACATGAAAATCTTAATTAAGGACTTACTTAAATATCATTGTAACTGCTTCGTTACATAATTTGAATTTACTTCACTAACAATTTCTTTTGAATCTAACGCGTGGTTTCATTGAAACTTACAAAAACTTTTTCGATGTTAACACTAGGACGTCAGGACAACGAGAGAGATTTTTGTTGAAAATCGTAAAGGTCTCGAATTTTAGGGCGTTACTTATTTTTACTAGATAGGAGAAACAATGTCCAATTATTTTTCTATTTCCTTGAGCCCTTGCCCTCTCTCTTAGATTTTTTATAATGTTGCATGAGTCCTCTCTACTTGGGTCAGAGTACAATATCGTTTCTCTCTTACTCTTATGCTCTATTATACATCTATGTGTTTGTATACGTAAGCGCATTTATGCATAGACAAAGATATACATGTGTACTGTTTTACATTAAATTATTTACTGTGACAAATTTTGCATTAAATTATTTATTTAAACGTATGAATAAAATATGTAGTTCAATTAAGCATATCTTAATTATTTCGAATTCGATTATTTTGAATTTAATTATTTAATTGTAGAAATATTTTTTTTTTTTTTCGATCATTTGTATATGTTTTTTTTATTCGTTGTATCGTTTCAGAATTTCATTGTTCAATATTTGTTTATTTAAAATTTTTGTCGCTTAATTTATTGTTACTTAAGTTATTGTAAAATCCTTCTTAAATAATAACTATTATACTTATAAAAAAAAAATGTGTTGAAATTTTATCCGTTAGAATTTTAAATCTAATATTTCCCTTTTAAAATTTTTCTCTAGTTTCTATTTCAAAAAAAATTTTTTCTAGTTTATTACTAAAGGAAATATGCTTTAACGTGTATCTGAGGTTGAAACGTTGCACCCTTATCTGGGTCTCAGCGGGAGATAATTTTTATTACTCCGGTCTGTGTACTTAGGGTACTTTTGAATTTGTTAAAATATTTTTATAAAAAAAAACTTCTCAGAACTATAAAGTTGAAATTTGAAACCTTTAAGAATATCATTTCAATCTCAAATAAACGTTGAACTATGACTAATACAAATAGTAAAAAAAAGATAAAATAAAGTAATATAATAAAAAAAAAATATAAACTTATTTTACTTGGACTCGGTCCGATATAACAAATCTATAAAAACTATGTTAATTGGGTACTTTGTTATTACTTTAACATATTCTTATTAAAAAAAAAAATTCCGACACAAAAAATATAAATACATAATATTCATAATATTTATGTAGCGCGTGTCCTGACCACTGTATAACAAGTTTTTTTTATAAGACAAATCTCTTAAGACTATTAATTGGTTTCTGTTTGGAAGCACCGTCCTAACACGTGAAAAACCCGCTCATCGAGATTTAGTTGACCCACTCTGTTGAAAAAAAATGTCAAGTTAGAGAAGCAATTACTGGATTCGCTAACGACTGCTTACTGCTTATTTACTTCTTACAACTCACCGCTTGACTTATTTATGATAAATGAATCACACGCAAAATCGTGAAGCGTTCCACATTTTTAACAAATATAAATAATGCTGTGAAGCGGGAAAGAATAGGAGTTACGGATAATTATTACGTGAAGCGTTCCAACATTCACGTAACAGTATAATTGGTAGGAAAGGATTGAGAAAGGATTGTGGAGAGGATCATCTTAATGTGAGTGTATAGAATATGTGAGAAAAAATTATTAGATAGCTCGGACTAGGAATCATACGTACGAGTGGTGAGGAACGTAATAATACGATATCATACAATCTTCGGAGTAAGAATGTTTACGCCTCAGTTTAGAGTCATCACAGGAGTTAGTCCCACTAGATTCCTCCAATGTTATCGTATTTTGATCTTCAGACAAAGCAATGTCATAAACATAACAACCACACATGTCTCTGGAATTTGAAAAACTTTGTCAATATCTTAATTGCGTAAGGTGGTTACAATGATTGACGTTACATCGACGAAAGTAAGTTTACTTACTCTTTGGATATTTTCTTGAAAACATGGTAGAAACGGTGCTTTTTGACGTTTCTATACAACCTTGCCGGGATACCATCCACCTGCAGAATTAGATCCTCATGAGTGTTCTGCATAATGACCTCTTCCGCAGATCTTAACACGACGTTATAGATACGATCAACGGGCCATTCATATGGCACTATTATGTTCGGAGCTAATTCTACGAATGCAATTTTTGCAAAAACTTCTTCCATTTTAGATGAATATTTATTCAAACTAAACTGATAAAAAATAATACAATAGTTTGAAACGGGCGAACTAGATAAATGCAAAAACATTGTGGAGTGTTTTGAACGAGTCTGTTGTTTTTATAGTATAACCCAGTGACGTATACTTGATAATAAAGACTATGCTCGTCATATAATACTAGTGAAGATTCAAATGTGCGTAGCATCATTCATTTCTTTTTACGATCCACAAATCTTTTGTGATTCACGTTCATCAACAACATAAATAAGCTTTAATTCTAATTTTTTTACTTACCTTTAGTAGAGTATGTGCTACACTGAACACGATGGTTGGATTTTATGGTAAATACTGTCATCAATGTATTGTAAAAAGCTCTAAAATACTTCAATGGTAATGAATACTACCTTTTATTATTATAAATACGATATAAATTATTACAGTTACCACCAATATATTAATTTTTATTATATGTTATATTACTATATGATTGTATTTTCAACTATCTAAGATAATTTGATTAAATATCTCAATAGTAATTTTTAAAATCAAATTAATAATTTCTACAATCTTTAATGATAATTATTACCTACAGAGTTTATATTTTATTGAATTGATATTAATATTAAATAAAAGTCATTTCTTATATTAATTAGAACAAAAAAAATTAATTTTAATTTTCAGTTTATGTCCACCACCACATTATAATAATAATAATAATAATAATAATAATAATAATTATTATTATTATTATTATTATTATTATTATTATTATTATTATTATTATTATTATTATTATTATTATTATTATTATTATTATTATTATTATTATTATTATTATTATTATTATTATTATTATTATTATTATTATTATTATTATTATTATTATTATTATTATTATTATTATTATTATTATTATTATTATTATTATTATTATTATTATTATTATTATTATTATTATTATTATTATTATTATTATTATTATTATTATTATTATTATTATTATTATTATTATTATTATTATTATTATTATGTTATTAAATGCTCAGGGGGGTTGTCCCCGGAGTCCGACTCTCCGAGGGCCCAGCCTGAGCTCCATCCATTACTGCTGGACCACTCCGCACAACAAGGCGGTTAGTGATCACAGCAGGCCAAAGTCATTTTCCTAAGTAGACGGAGGGAACCTAGTAGCACAGCCTTCTGCATCCTGACTGCCAAGAACTCAGCTTTTGATGAGCAAGCTGGAACTCTGGCAAGTGAGGATACAAAAGACTGTTTCATCCCTCCAAGGACGCCAACAATCAGGACGACAAGCTTGACACGGTAACCTGGGTAAAGTTTGCCAATTTCAAACAGGAGATCCTGATATATTTGTCTTTTGTGCTCTTCTTTGGCTGAGATGTTGTATTCAGCCGGGGCCGAAAACTCTATGACATAAATGTCACGAGTAGCCTTGTCGAAGAGCACAATATCAGGTTTGTTGTGATCTATCCGCCGGGTTGTTGCAAATGGCATGTTCCAATAGATTTTGCAACTGTCATTCTCAACAACCCGGGGAATATCTCCTGGCAGATAAGGCAGCACTGGTGTCACGTCAATACCGTAGCAATGACGAAGATAATAGTACAGTACTCTCAGGGCAGCATTATGACGCTGGATATATGCACCTCTCGCCAGCACAGGGCATGCTGACAAAAGGTGCATAAGCGTCTCCGGATGTTGTTTACACGCCCTGCAGGACGTGTCCGGAAGCTGCACCTGGAGCACCTTGCTACGGTACTCTAGAGTGTTAATGACACCATCTTGGCAGGCAAATATGAACCCTTCAGTCTCGGACATCAGGCCAGCTGACTTTAAGAAGGAAAACGTCAGCTGGGTGGACAAGCCATGATCACGCACGTGTTTGAAGAACACGTTATTATTATTATTATTATTATTATTATTATTATTATTATTATTATTATTATTATTATTATTATTATATTATTGATTATGTTATTGATTAATTCAGTGTTTACTTTTACTGAATAGCATACAATACAATTGGTAACTTTAACCACTTGTGATGATAAATGTAACCATCTCGATAGTAAATGGTACGATCGCTCTATTTTAGGAATTATTATTTTATTATTGTACTGATTATAATTGAAATTGTTATATTTATCATTTTAACTTTTATAAAATTAATTACCATCTAAGATAGTAAAATCTACAAAACAAGTATTGATAGGGTTAATATAAAATTCTCTCCGTGTACTCTATAATACCCTAGTGATCGGCTGTGCCGATGGAGGTAATAGAAAAAAATAAAAAACGCAGTAAGGTATATAAAATATATTCTTTATAAATTATACAAAGTATTATTCAATTATACTTTATAAATTTTTTAAAATTCCAATTTTTCGTTGAAGTGTCTGGAAAAAGACTTCAAGGACTTCATCAATGTCGCTCGGGTTAGCGCGAGGAGTATCGGCTAATATAAGCTCCTCTCTGTTGCGACAAGTTGTCATTTCGTTTAAATAACTCTCTAATTCCGTTGATAAGTCTTTGAGAGTATCTTTTCCAAGCGGCAATTCTACAGAGTCGCCCAGGCAGACTGCCAATGATTTCCATTTTTTCTTGTCACTTCCAAATATGATTCTCCTATTGACGTCCATAAATTGGTTAGGAAAGGATAAAGTAGACATTTCCATAGCATCAATAACTACTTCGATCTCGCCATCTGCACCGGCAACACCAACACTCTTGTGGCCAATACCGCGTACTAAAGTAGGTAAACTTTCTCGTGGCTTTGATTCCAAAATTGTAAAAATTCCCGGTTCATTATTCAATATCAGTTCTGATATAATCCAACTGGAGTATTCATCGCAGGTTGCCATACCGCTCGCCTCAGCCATTGATCCAATTAATATTGCCATTGCCGGAAGTTCAATAGACATGTTATGAATTTTGAAAAAATTTAAGAAATATTTCTCAAAGAATACAAGTCTGTAACTCATGTAATGATGTAACTTGCTCCAAATCGACGCTTGAGGTCTTGGTATGTGCGGAAAGCTATCTTCTGACCAATTTTGAGTACCATATTTAAATACTACACTTGCTTTATGATAATATTTTAAATATTTGTCCATTGTTAACTCTGTTCACCACACACGTATGTAATACACAACACCGAACGATAAACTGACTAAATTAACTAAGAGTGACTCAACAAAGTGGCCCCTTTGAGAAGGTTGACTGTTGGCTGGCCTGAAGCGACCTTGAACCAACTTATAACTGGCTACGATGACGCAAACGAGTATTAGTATTAGACGTAATTAAACGGTTGAGACAACTGATGACTGAAACTTTGACAGGTGGACTCTTGATGCTGACTAATTGTGACTTGAAACGACACTTTTGATTTTTTCAATTAATATGAGCGCTCAATCCACTGTCGTTAAATAATTATTTATAAAAAACGAATATATGACTGTGGATTTTTTTGTATATCTATCTATACATTTTATTATAGTATTTTTTTTCCTCACCTTAGAGTTATGGCGCCACTAAACCATAGCAGAGTTTTTTGTTTTTTATTATTTTGCTTTTTATATTTTATTTTAGTAAATTTTACTGTGAAAAATGAGATCATAAGGCGAGCACTTTTGAATTTTCCAAACTTTATTATAAATATATCTTATTAAGTTTTTTTTAAACTTTTTCCCTAACAAATAAACTACATTGTAATTATCTATTCTAAAGTTAGATTGTAACAATATTGAATACTAGCCAAGTCCAATGGACAGTATTGTGACAATAATAATAAATTATATGGAATAATTTATTGATAGTTTGATATACTATTAAGAACATTGTAACGTATTATTATGTCAATAAAATTTTTCTGAAATCTGAAATCTTTTGAGAACTTTGAACACAGAGTTTTGCATATGCTGAAAAAAAATTGGACACGGACGTAAGGCGACAATGTACTCCACATCAGACCTATCCGGCTTTGAAACACACACACAAACATAGTGATAATATCGCGGCAGTAGTCACGGAAGCTTCCTATGATCTTAAAACGTCGAGATCTGATGTAAACTCGATTTTTGTTAAACGGGGTAAAACCAATAACTTCCCGATTTTCGAAAATCTTCAATTTTTTTAGCGGGAAGGTAAAAATAGCAATTATAAATCGCTATTCATAAAAATAAAAACAAGAAGTAGTATAATTAATGTATGTACACGCTCTTAGCAAGAATATTCATAAAAATAAAAACAAGAAGTAGTATAATTAATGTATGTACACGCTCTTAGCAAGAAATGTGATTCGTGACATTGCATGTCACTTCAATGGCACAGAGGTTACTCACCGCTGTAGCTTCTACGCTTTTCAAGGTGACTCATGACGTTTTTCCGACATTGACTACCGCACTACTACAGCTATACAGATGTTTACCAACTACATACCTACAGTTATTGTTCGCCATGTATGTATCCAGTGATACATTCACACACAGTTGTACAAGTTTGAACTGCACTACAAGTGTTACCCATCGTAAACAAATAAAATTTATTGCGCACCACGTAATAAGGCTGAGTAAATACGGGGTGGAAAACAACTGTATTCTTACTGTCACAACTATTTTGGTATCTTTGTTACCCCTAATTGCACACATTTTTCAATTGCTTAAGCTACTAGCTTTAATGTTATGAAAAATAAGAATTCTAATGACCACATGTGACTAATTTCTTTATTTTAGATCAACGTCCAGACTACATTAGTGTTATTGAAAGCATATTGCGCCGCTAGCTACGATGTAAACACGATGAATCTTGTCACCAAACTTTAGCTTTATTGTGTATAAAAACATCAAAGTCAACAATGCAACGATCTAATAAAAACATGTTTATTTTTCTCCTCTGCAAAGATCATCGAACCTTCACAGTCAACAGTGATGAATAAATAAAATGACTTGTATTTATTATTATTGGTCTAAATATTCTAATAGCTTAAATGTCATTTATCGACAAATTAGAGAAAGGATAAAATAAAAGAAGTGGGGGGCATTTAGTGGGAATCTTTTAGCCCGGGCCGGAAATCCAACCCGGATCTTTTTGGTTGCGTGCCAAGAACTTTCGGACTTGGAAAATGTCAAGGACTGCAATACAAATTGCATAATATCACGGTTGATTTAACAATTGCGGAGCTAACTACTATTTTCACATTAGAGTAACACTTTTTAGCCACATAAATATAAAAGCTTCTAAGTCATTCATCCGTTTGTCTGTAATTGCAATTTAAACGGTATACAACTTTTCAATTGAAAGTTGTCTTTTAAGAGAAATATCAAGTTAATATGCCTATCCAGTATAGTAATGGTTACATTACTTTGATGTAGTTTGTATATGCAGTCATTTATAAATGGCGTGACACAAATAAGTGATAATAGGTCACAAGATGAGTCATTTTAGGTAACCTATTGCTTTAGTTTCTAATAAAATTTGGAACACTAGCATCCACATTTACAAACCTAAAGTCGAAAAGGTAATTTATTAAACAAACATAATTGAACTGACTACAGTTATTTAACGTTTAATGATGTCTTTTTCTGCAAATAATAACAATTAATTTCTTATTTACGATTGCTATCTCAAAATAACATATTTTGAAAATTTAAGAGTTGTTTTTTGTACTATCAGAACCTGTGAGCGTGACCTAGAGGATTTAAATAAAATGCATAAAAAAAGTACAAGATTTTAATCACTTATTAAAATTAAACTTAGCCTATGTTAATAAAAAGTATGCCCATTAAAATACATCTGCATTTATAAAATTTTACTTCTTGCGTAGCTTATTCTCATCATCTTCCCGCTTTCGCTTACCGTCGCTCGTAGTTGTTGACGTCACACATCCTTGGTTGTTTACATTGTGATGCACCGGCACCGATGATTTGGAACACTGGCGCATACCCTCGAGTTTCCTGGTATCAGCCTCAAGGAAAGCCTTGAGGGTCAGATATCTGTGACTCAATGAAGTGCTAAGTGAACGTTTTAAAAGTGTCAGCAAATGATAAAACTATAAAAGTAGATAAGTATGTTCGATAAAGTCTTATCGTCTGATAAATTAGTTAAAATGAAATAATTATTGTCGATTATAAAGTACTTAAGGATTTGGATTTTAAGTTAAGCTAACCTCTTATATGTTCTTATGAGATTCATAATGAACTTTTATTTGTAGTTACAGTTATTTTTACTAATGCAGAGAAGTTAAAGTGACTTGAAATATACCACTACCTTAAACTATTAATTGAACCATTTAATCCAATCCGAAATTTTATAAAAATGCAACACATAATACAACAGGTTAAAACAATATGTAGGATATTCTAGCATTACATACTGTGAGTGGAAGACTTCACAATTAACCCCTACCCTTTTTTTTCACAACCTCTTTTTTATAAAAAATAACAGTGATCGTGTATCGATATTACGGGAACATAATACTCCTTAAGTCCTCGTTTTTCAGAGAAATAGTAACAGAAAGAATAAACTGTTAATGGAATATTACTCACCGGGGTATATTTTTCTGGGGTTTTCTGACCGGACCCCTTTACTGCCTTGTCTTGAGGGTTGTTTCGCGATTGGTCCATTTCGATTGCTTTCAATTACTTTCTCGAGGACTGTTTAACGCAAATCACTATCTGAAAGTAGCCATAAAAACAATTAAAATTAAAGTTCCTGATTCGTTCAACATGATTTATTTCTTACCGGCAAAGCTATTATTTGGCCTATTTTGCTGAAGACGTTCTGAAGCAATGCCAAAAGAATACTGGTGAATGTTATGTCGCGTCATAGGTATTTACACGGGATATATAGCGGTCATAACGACCATTATTACCAATTACAAGTTTGCAGTGCAAACACATAAACATGTCACTGAAAAATATTAATGGATTTTTAAGTCACTAACAAACTGTTTTTTGAGATGCTGGTCACAGAGTTTAATAACCGAAAGAAAATACGTAGAAGATTAAAATTTTAAGTGTCTTTTATGACGGTCGTAAAATGTTCATTAAACACGGTATCAAAATAAATCGAATTATAATTAAAAACATCTAACTATCATGTATTTTTTCTGCGCTCTTATTATATTATGTAACTTATCATGAATGTAAACAAACAATAAACGACCTAGCGGTTTCTTTGCAAAAGATCCTTACTATCTGGTCGCGTCTAATAACTATTGTTCCTAACAAGGGTTCCAATTGAAACAATTAAAAAAAATATTCCAATAAACAAAATTTAAACTGTTACTAAGTAAACAGCTACACAGACGCGATCTACAAGTGGCAGCACATCGTTTACTTGACATGGTTGAGGTAGGTTCTGACGTCACTGCTTTAGTTTTTGCAAACATTCGATCTTGCGAACAATTTTATTTTTCAATAATGTTTTGAATATTCGAGTGACTAAACTTGGAGCAACATATTAAAATACTTAAGCACGTCGTTGATACAGAATACACCTTCTAAAAATACTCTATTCCAGACCAGTTGTATGTAGATTCAATTTTAATCACTCTCTCCCCCTGTTTGCAAGTATTTAATGTTTATCTGAGACTGGCATTAAAAGAAATGTGGTTTGAATATATGGTCTATGTCCCAAAAGAATGGAGTGGGTATTCGAAGCAGTTCCTGGTGACAGTGATAAAAAACAAAACTGGTAATCAATGGCAAGTCTGCGGTCGCTTAGAAGGAACGACGATCCGGTTGCAGGACGTTACTGGTGTACTAGTTTACTACCGGTACTGCCCTTGGCTGAAGAAATGTGATGACCTGAGAATGCATCCTGATGAGAACGAGTACTTTGGGGTCAAAATGGACTGCTTATGCTGCTCGCTCGCGTAAGTAGATTTCTACGTCAGATTTGGCTAATTAATTCGTAACTTAGCGAAGAAGAAAAGGTAATTTTACCTTTAATTTGTTTTAGATGCCGTTCGTGGTCCACTAAGTCGAGTGTATACAATTAGCGTGTAAGTTAATAATATGTTTGCATGTATCTTAAAGTTTTGTCAAATAAAACAGATAAAATTGATGTATTCACATTTTATTGTGTGATAATCTATTTTAAATATTAAACAATCTCAACCTTTTAATCTCAGCCTATTCAAATGCAGCGGTCTCGTTAATTTAAGGTTAATGTTTATTGTGAAAATTAATACAGACATGAGATTAAGCTAAAGTCTACATTATTAAGTACTGTGCAAAATAGTGGTAGGATTACCTATGACGTTGCTACACAAGCTCTCAACCTCTGATAGGCAAACAGAGTAAAACTTACCTACCCCTTAAATGTTACTTCATTGGAATTCTACAGACTTTGTTTATGTCAAATGTTATTTCCATAGTTCAAAATTATATCTATTTTACGCAGAATAATTTGAGCTTTAATTTAATAACAAGTGAAAGAAATTTATTTGCCTTCATTGGATATTTGAAATTAAAGTGTGCCAAATTGATTTGTGTAAACCATTTGCATCAAATATAAGAGCTCAACATCTACTGAGAGAGCTTTTGGCGCGCAAATTTGTCGTTAGATTACAAATTAGCTATTAATGCGCCGAACAGCCAATAAGTTCTGCGTAGATAGCACAGTATGAAAAAACAAGCATGATTAAGTTCCTTTAACCTCATACCGAGGGACTTTGCTCTTATTATTCACAATCACAGACCGATGAACTCTTGATATATCCTGTATTTATAAGGAACCGAGTCAATACCACTTGCATAGTTACATTGAAGCTTTAGAAACGAGCAAATCTAACTTGAAATGTCAAAACATAGGTGCCTTGTTCCCTACGAGTGGGACCACTACTACAAATCAAGTACGATAGAAGTAATCTTGAAAAAAGAGATCACATGCGACCAGATCGTCAAGAAAATCACTGGCATTGGAATCAGAGTTAACTACGTGACGGCACACTTGCACTATTGGGGCGACCTTCCCTGGATGAAGAAGGACAAGGACAAAAAGGGTTTCCCGGATCCGAATGACTACTTCAGTGTTTACATATATTGTGACAACTGTGAGGGCCAGTAAGCACCGAGTGATAAGCGTTAAATGTGTTAATGAAATATTTTATATTACTATCTGCAGTGTTTTGATTAATGCGTCAACAGTGTTATGTACTGTAATGTACATTTATGATAATTGAGTCTTAGTACATATTATACTGCCCGACAAGTGACACAAAGCTCAAGTGTGCGGAAAGAAATCATCACGGAAATAATGCCTTTTTATCATCGAGTTTATTGTTGGGTCCCTCGTAGTTGGCTGTCAGTTTCTTGGGAGGCGTTGCAAAAAGTGCTCGTTAAGGAAATTTCTGAGTATTACATGAAGTATGGAAGGGCTGAAGGATCTGCAGTTCGCATCAATGGTACTACAGCAAGATTACAACTCCATAATGAGACTTATTGGATGAGGGATGACTTAGATTTGCGAACAATACCGAATCTCAAGGACTATTATACATTTCAGATACCTTGTGTCCATTGTAATAGACTGTAAGTTATTTTTTCTATAGAAATTGTGCAAACAAAAGGTTATGTTCGAAAAAGATAGATTGGTTTTCTAGTTTGTTACAGACACATATATGTCATTGATATTAAACCCTATAGACCTAGCAATAAGATATAGGTTAAAATGTATTTTTTTAATTAAAGTTTCGAAAAATTATATCTATTTTATTCTTCTACTTACGTGTTCTGTAAATCAACACTATAAAACCCAGAATAACATAACCTATACACACTCATTTGCAATTGAACAGAGCGATATACAAATCATCCGTTCATAAAGATCCTGTTGATAATTACCATTGAACCTGACCTACCCTGATAGCCAAACCGGTCGCAACTTTCCGTTGATTAACTGCAGTAACTTGTCACCAAGTTGGCGGCAAGTCTTGGAAATGAACTCGGTTGTTCACCAAGTTGTCGCCAAGTTGTCGGCAGAAATTGCTTTCGAAACTCTTTCGCACCAAGTTGACGACAAGTTTCTCGAGAAATTTGGCGACATATTGCGGCAGTAGATTGGTCTTGTTTTTCTCAGAAACTTGTAGCCAACTTGACGCCAACAGTTTCAAATTCGGAAATTGACCGCAAGTTGTCGGTAAGTTGGTGGCAACTATCTGACACCAACTTGGTTGGTCTGAAACTGTAGCTATCAGGGTACAGTAGCGGCGTTACATCTGTCGACAAGCGCGATAACATGTTAACCTTGTGTAAGTATGTTTTTTTATTTATGTTCATTTGCCAATTATAATTCACATTGTAACGTCCCCGATAGCCAAGCTGGTCGCAACTCTCTGTCTATCTACTGCAACTTGTCACCAAATTCTCTCTGGCTATCAGGGGCCATTGTTATGTTACACCCTTTAGCTTCAAGGGGTGTAGATTCAACACTTCATACGTCGCAAGACATTTTCAGTAAGGTTCATAGATAGAATTAAATTTTTTTTAAAACTTTACCTTAAAATATTGTAAAAAAAAAACATTGGAATGTAAGAAAAACAGCGCTGCGCTTATTACGCGACCTATGAAGGGTTAACCATGGCTAGAGACTCGTGAGTAAATAATGTTAGTACTGTAATCACCCGCGAGAATGGCTTACAAACTACTATACTTAGCCTCAAACGATTCGATGTGCTGTTGTTGAGCTGTTGACACCTCTAAAGTCACCCGGTGGTGAAGGACAGCGTTCCTGGAGTACAGCCGTAATCTATTGCTCCTTTTGATTGATCTGATAGGCTTCTAGATGGCAATACCTGCACTTATTCACTAGGAGGCAGGTATTTAGTTTTAGAAAATCCCTAACTTGATTTACATTACTCGTAATGACCACATCACGTGTAAGTAATAGCCTGCGCGCTTCAGCTTGTACCCCACAACCTGATATGAGACGTTACAAAATCTAGACTCATCATGAGTGCTACAATATCTTTTACAGATCAATGATGCATGCGCCTAAGGACTTTAGTCAAAATCAAACACGATAAAAGATACATTATCATTTAATAACTAAAAAAACGTTAATCCACACTTTAAATATACACTTAAAAGACAAGCACTTACAAATATTAATTCTTAGTTAAGGAGCGGTTTGTACTATCTTTTGTTACAGCTCGGTCACTGCTGCTTCGTCGCAGTACAGTCACTTTACAAGGAGAATCCGTAGCACTGACAAGCATGTCCCTCATAAAGAGTTTACGTTGTTCCCAAATTTGATTCCTCTTCTGGGGTGAAACTTCCAGTGTCCATGATTGGCGACGTGCTGAAGCTTCAGTGTGCTGGCTCATGATGGAAGCATTGTTGTACGCAACTGACGTAGCGTCTGTGACGGACGTATGCATCTCGATCGGTTCTCAGGTCAACTAGCGGAAAGAGGAGAAAAATATGAATTTAAGCTGTTTACATCCGAAGTGGGGATTAACGTTTAGACGAAATGACGGGTTTATAAAAAAGTTGATGAGCCTCGTGATGAAACGACGTAATTTGTTTAAGGAAACAAAAATATCTACCGCTGACGTTAATAATTATGAATCAAACGCTCGAGAAAACTAGGATTTACGGCTAAAGTTTTCCCTCTTGTTCCCGTTTTTATCTCTCTCTATTTTAAGCAATTGGTCAAACTAAGATCAACTGATCTAGACTGGCAGCGATGTAAGCATCTGTTACTAACGTCTTGTCTAGCAAAAGGAGAAGTGACTTGTAATCCTTACTCTATGGTAACCTTTCCATATATAGAAGCTTCGTTGGTACTAATAACGGAAGTTTTCGATAACCTCTTGTTTACTATCTAACGCCCACATTCAAAATGACACGTTTTCAAAGATTGAGATAATATGGAATTAACTGACATTCATATACTGCTTCAGTTTTTATGAATGTCGGATGAAACAAGCGGTATGGTAAATAAACATTGTTTTTTATCTTCAACACCTCCGATTTTATGATCAGGAATCCCAAACTTAATATGACGTGACAACATATTGATTTCCATTTTGTGTCTCGGGACGAATAATAGTTCAATTTGTATGCAACGCTAAATGTGCCAAATCTATTGGGTAATTTAAAAGTCGTAAAACGGTGGAAATATATGTGCAGATATCAAATATTATAGCACAAATGTAAGATATTAAAAACAAGTTTGATTTGTGCCAAAAACTTCGTTTTGATAAAAATTTTAATTGAAAAGATTAAATGTTGTTAAGCTCTTGTTTAAAAAAAAACGTGGTGTTATATACAGAAAGATTATGACAAAGTAACTTCCTTTAGACGCAGCGGCATCAAGTAATATGATATCCTTTTAGCCTTTGTAAAGACACTGATAGCGTAATCTGGCCAGGATTCGTTAATAAAGCTATTTCCGCTAAATGTTCTTCGTCGGATGCTCGCTTCTTCCTTCGGTATTACTATTTCGTAGAGATACGAACCCACTGTCTCTCTGAAATAGAAACGAAACACAAGTCGCTTATTTTTTTCAACACGTCACTATCCTTGGTAATTAGCGTCACAACAGTACTTACGTAATAGAAACTTGCTCAAACACAAACACAAAATCATCGTTGTTTTTTAGTGTAACTAATTTCGCAGGAATGTCTTTTACTTGCAAAATAGAGTTAACTCTATTATTCTCGTTAATTATTTTTTCGGCCAAGGTGAGCACTAGCCTATCTATACAATCGAGCGGGCACCCGGAAGGAACAAAAATGTCTTTTGTTAACTTTACGTAATACGGGAACCCTTCCATAGGATATATCTATTCAACACATTAAATTAGCGAAACACTATCACCCGAATCGAGGTTTCTGCATCGAATGGGTCTGAAAGCACGTATTCTCAAGTTCGCCGAATGTTCATGGGTTTAAAGATACTCTGTTAAAAGTAGATTGATTCGTAATAAATCTACCCACGCTTACCTCACCAACAGACTCTTGATCAATATTTGTTTTATTTTTTATAAAAACTCTAATGAAGATAAAACAAAGAGCTCTTACGAAAATGTTGCAGCTTGCCAAGATTTTTTAATTCGTAACTGTTTCGTAGGTAGTTTTCATACATCGAAATTAGTTATATATATTTTCTTAGAGCTTGCTTATTTATTTTCAAAACATCCGTTCATTTCTCAATCGTGATTGAGATGCACTTCGATACAATTATTTTCTCCAGTGATTTGTATGTTTATGCAGATAGAGTGGTCAATTTTCAAAATATTTATTTCTAACCTATTTCCATAAATAGCTAACTTGTCTAAACTTAACATCATTTTTTGTTCTTGCAAAAGGAATAAAGTTCTATTCCCGAAAATTTTCTAAATAGTTCTATCAAAGAATAAGCTATCACTGACAGCGTTGCATGTAATTAGAAACCACCATCTAGTTATAGAATGTTACTGTCCAACTTAACAAGAATCAGCTCAGATCATAATTTCTTTAGGAACAATGATCAATTATAAATGATAATTCCTCTAATTTGTTGGAAGCTTGAGAGGTTTCTTGTTTTAAGACAAAGGTGTATAATTAAGAATGTAGTCAGAAATTCAGGATCAAACGTTGTAGGATTAATTACTTCGTAAGTTTTTGGGTTAATCTTGTTAACAATGAAACAAACATCGTAGTATATATTACTTATAGGATATATTATTCATTCACTTACACAAAAATCCAACAGCGTTAGGCAGTGACCAAATCAATCAATAATTAATGACATTTTTCTGCTAAATAACATAGCGATTAATTTACGTTCCAAAATTTTTCTCATCACGCAATAAATCATCTATAATTATCTCAATACAAAAACTAGAATTTCAATTTCGTTAGGTCTTGTTCGAACAACCATTCTATTTTGAGCCTTGACGATTGGTTCAAACGATTTTCTGTGGAGAGCTTGCGGCGCTTGGTGACTCGTGCCCATGTCATGCACAACGCATCATGGATCCTTTTCGGTGCTAGCGACAATTTATCTAGCAATTCCGAGAGGTTCATGTGTAGATAGTACTAGAACAAAGATGAGAACTTAAAACAAAATTGAGGTAACGGCTTAGGATACCCGGAAAACTCTAGAAGAACCAACTTACTTCCAAGAGAGTAAGAGGGAGCTCCGACTCATCATAGGGCTGCCGAGTCGGTGCTGTACGAAATAGCCAGACGATCTCTTCAAGGTTAGCAGGAGCTATGCACCAGAACACAGGATCATCTGCGCTTAGCCATCCACAGCCAGAAACTCCCATCTCCACCATTTCATACACTTCGTCGTCCCAGTAGAGCTCGTTCATTGCACTATATATAAAGTCTTCTTGTTCGTATAGCATTTTATCGAAAAGCATGGACATCATCATCGCACAGCAGCACAGGAGTTACTGAATGTAAATTCAGCGAGATACTGGTCATTTCAAATCACTGGAACTTTATTTAAGATGGTTCTAATGATTTGAAGAGCTGTCAATAATTGGTAGAAGCCAGTGACGCAATGAGAGTAGCCTCTTGAGTCTAGTTGATCAATTGAAGGAATTGTTTTGTCACTTGCTTTGATTGGATGCGTTTATTAGTCTGTAGCGATAACATCATATTTAGGTCAAATGTTCCACTTACCAATTGAGAACAATCTTATAAATTGACGCGTTATTTGCAATTTAGCCGCTATTTAAATAGTCGTGTCTTATTACCAGTTATCCTGCGAAATGCAATCAATTTCTGATTCTGTCCGGTAAGATTTGCTTTGAAGTCTGTATCTGGTTTTTGCTCTTCCTGCAGATCAGTCACGATTTTTCTAGCCTCTTCCAACTTTTCTAAAGTCCTGGATGGCTTAGCCACTTTCGCTTGTTCACAAACTTTCCGTTTATTTTCTTCAATTATTGGCTTTTGACAGGATTTTTTCTCACTCATTATTCGACCTTTTGACAGAAAGACAAAGTCAGGACATTGTATTATATAAAAACGACTTAACTTACGGTCAAAATATTGAAAGAGCATCTACAATTCGTCTGACAACTAATACGTGCAACACTACTCTGACATATGATATGTTCGAATATGCTGACATGAATTATTTATAAGTAGCATTAATGGACGCCAGGTTATCATTTAAGGACGAGTTGCGCATTTTATTGCTTGATTAACTCAAAATTGCTTAGATTACCAAAAAACTCTCGAACTTACGGTCTTTATATTTATACTATTACGTACATTGTTCAAATCGCTGCGTTTTGAGTATAGAGACAATAATACTCTAATTTAATTTTAAAGAGCAATAATAAACAAATTATACTGAGTTAATATATTGTACTCTCCTCTTATACAATGAGTACTGGCTATACAATAAAATACAAAACTTTTCATAAGAAAATATTTAAGAGAAGATTACTATTTGTGATCCAGCCGAGATATGTCATTTCCAAGAATGTTGGTAGTTTCCTCAAAGTTTGAATGCAACTGCGATAGAAGCTTAAGTTCTGTGGCCTGTTTATCTTGGTTTAGCGAATGGTACGATAGTGCAGGAGAAATCCAAGGTAGTGTTGGCTGGGAGAGACTACTATTGCTTGAAGAAATAAATTCTGGCTGGTTCAAAATCGATTTAGTTAGCTTCTTAGAATGCTGATCTTCCTTACCAGACGAATTTTTCACAGCTGAAGAATCTTTTTTTCTAGATCTTGAAGCCTGAATGGTGGAACTAGAACTGGATCCTGGAGTTTCGTTACCACGGTAGCTCTTTGTAGGACTTAGGCGCCGAAAAAATCTTGAAACCACATTACCAGAAGCTTCCTTCGATTTTTCTAGTCGACATCTAGATATCTTGCGATCAGCCATTTTGCAGCTCTCAGTATAAAACGTTGGAACAACCACGACTGTTTTCTCCTCTTTACTTAATATCGGCGTATCTGCAAACAGAAACTATTCAGAGGAACTTGGATCAAACGAGGTGATCATTTTAGATCCAATGGGCTGTCTACGAATTAACGTTCCGTATAAACAATATTGATTGAGCGAACACTTATAAGCCTTACAATTTGAGACTTTGGTCGGGTGGAGACTGATTGCTACCTTGACACTTGCAGCACAATATATACTCTCGAGATAATCATTTTCAATGAATATCAATTGTTCTGAGTGGAACTTGTCAATTAAAGCTCTTCGATCTGTCATCAACTTAGAGATTTCACGGAACTTTCACAGAAAAAAGAAAATAGAGGGTACTGTGGTTTGCTTGAAAGGTGCTATATCAGTGTTGGAGCGTCACCAGAATCATATTTGGCTGAAACGGTATAATGACGCTAGAACCCGTCCTTATAACAATGACTACATTGCTATATTCGTCTCTTGCATCTTGCCAGGGTCGTAAGTGTCTTTTTTTAATCTACGTCAATGTTTCAACACCCAGATGATTTTTCTTTAAGACACTGACTTTTCTGCTCTTTCAGGAATGTGTCATGCTGCTTGAAGATCTAATCTAGCAGTCAAATAACCCATTGGAACAATTCGAGTGAAGAGTAATATTAAATTAACTCATAAACAAAAATAGCGCGATACCAGATGGTACTTAAACGTCGATTGCTCTTAAATTCAACTGATAATACACGTAAACAACTGGTACTTGCAGCATCCTCGCTGATTTCCGCCGGTTATGTCATTTAATTTCAGCTATTGACTCATTTCAGTTTGTGTTACATAGCGAAGAGTTACGCTACGATTTTTGAGCTGCATAAGTTACTGCCGTTAAATGCGCTCAACAAAAACTGCTGGAGACGTGATAACGTTTGCTTTAAGATGTCCTGTAACTATCTTCATAAACTGTGAGTACCATTTGCAAGCCATGGTTATGCTGTAAAGCCTAAGTATCTTGCACTTATGATTTGTTTTAATTATTGTTCTAGCGAAATGGCCCACAAACAAGTCTACATAGTTCCTCGCCAGTGGCTGGGATGTGATAAGTTAGAGTGCATTCTGTACAACGAAATGAGGTTTTACTACCGTAAATATGGAAAATGTGAAGGCCTTGTACTTAGACGCACAGGAGTAAAGGCTTACTTCGAGCATTACTCTGGCTACCTCTGGGCCCGAATGGATTCTGATTGGGCAACAAAACCAGATAAAAAAACCTACTTTGCTGTCTTTGTTCCTTGTGTCTACTGTTCCTAGCCCTAATTCTAAGGTAAACGAGTAAAATAGTTTAGAATAAGTTTGTCCCGATAGAGTATCCAAACCAATATCAATAGCAATCATTCATAGAATGATTGACAATTTAAAAACAATTGTCATGAGTGACACCTCTTGACGACCTTTTTAATTCCTCTCTACGATGTACTCGCATCTTCAATTGTTGAACCTGAGTGGTTTAGACTCTTTATATACGTTAGTCTTCGCTTCTAGCATAGAGTTACGTTGTTGACCGAACCGTGTTCGTACCTCTATCTTGGGAGACTCCCCAATAGCAAGACAAATACAAATGCCCTGCCCCAACTGCAAAAACAAGTGAGTACTGCCAACTATTAGACTCGCAATACCTTAATTGTTTTTTTTTTGAAAATATTTTTTTCATTCTCAGTGTCACGACCCATAAGAACATCTACGTGGTTCCTCGCGAGTGGCAGACGCATAATTTCTTGGAGTGCGCTTTATGGAAAATTCACTCCAATCACTATCGTACCTACAAAACAACTAAAAGTTTTCGTGTTTATGCAGATGGCATAACAGCTCGCTTAGAAAATTATAGTAACTATTTATGGTTAAGAAAAACATATGATTTCGCCGAAAAGCCAGACCCTAAAAAATACTTCTCTGCTTATGTGGCTTGTATTTATTGTAACAATAAGTAACCTGGGTTTCGCTTTATTTTTAATAACAATGTATTTTTAACAATGTATTTTAATCTACATTTAATCAAAGACCATTATTTACTTAGTTGAATAAATATTTTCAAAGCTAATGATTGAGGAAATTTTATTTTAGATGGTAGTTAATTACTTTTTTACACGTTTTTTTAAAACTAGGCAGCTGCGCCGTTTTTAGAAAATCAACACATGATTTAACGACTCCTAATATATACTAGCAGTTAAAAAGTATCAAACCACCACTTTTTAGATGCCTTCATTGCCCGAAATGTCAGTCAGAGATGTATTATACATCTAACATGTTTACTTGTTTACGTACGAGAGCATTGAACTTGATTTGCATAAGTAACACTGGCCGTGACTAACACTAGCCTGCATTATAGATATATCAGCGACTACTTTGATAAGAACTATCTGACACTGGGTTAAGACGATTCGATTAACATTATGAAATTGGCAAGAAGATGCTTCCTACTTACCATGACAATAGGGCAGGCCGCAGATTTCAAGATCACATTTCCCTTGACTGACCAACAGCTTCAGTGCTATACCTCCATAATAACTTGATTCTTCAGTCCTTGATGGAAAAAGAATATGTGACCAGCTATGACGAGTTCGCAGGTACTTAAAATTACTAGAAGCCTCCAGCTCACCAGGATAACCAGTTTCCAGATCACTACCTTTGTTAGATTCTCTCGGAACCTTTAACCAACACATCCTAACTGATTGAAGAACTGTTTGATTTCTGTTACGTTCGTCATCTTATATTCCGGCAAATAAAAACCGTACACGTGTGTTACCTAAACAGGTCGGTTAGTCGACTGACACCTCCATGAAACCTCTTGAAAAAAGATTAATTTGTTTGGCATACTCGAAGGTCAGATCAATAATCAGTTCTAGGGCAAATTGGAACACAAAAAAGTCTGTTTGCATAAAAACAAAATTTTCAGGCTTGCTATAAACGGCTACGAAGTAAACCATAAGCTATTCCTAGCCTTTCAGAATCGAATAGACTTTCTGATTTAATGAACTAGAGCTTTAGTCTAGCTGGCAATCATTTTCATCATAAGCATTATTGTTTCCGCAGACGTCAAAATTCTGCTGCCAATAATAGCACTTGTGAATACATTTTACGATAGGATTAGCAGACTGGCAGAAATGTTTGATAAACTGAGCTTTTGATTTTCCGAGCATTGATTATTTATCTTAACATCGTAAATATACGGCTCATTAGGACTGGAATTCTCAAATCCTGGCATTTTTTAAAACTTATAATGTTACGTTAAATAATAATCGATTTTTTTGGCAATGCCCATCTCTTATGCTAATGTAAATCTGACCAATCTGACCACATTGTAGGCTCAAGTCTTCTTTTTTGTATTAAATTCCTGATCCAACGTTATGAAAGACCATAATTATTAATAACATTCATAGTAATAAAGTTAAAACGATATAAAACAATTTGCATAAATTAATTCATTTTAGTTAACTGCCGTTTAATGACCACGGTTATGGGATATTTAAATCATTGTGGCAGACAGTGCGGCACCAAATCTTTCTGAGTAAGAGAAAATATATTATCAGCGAACGAACACGTGTTTTAGTAGACGTAGCGAATTAAAAGGGAAACTCATTCGAATCACATTAGTCACATGCCCAGCGCTCACGAGTTTGGCAAACTTTATTTAATTTATATGATACAACTGGTTAAAGCACATTAAATAGGTGACGTATTAGATAACGTTGCTTGGAGAGTATAGATCAGTATTGACATACCACGTTCTTTAGTCCATGAGAGAATAATAACTTATCTAAGGAACCTACTAATGTTTTTGATTTTGATTTACATACCTTATCTCTCGTCAGTAACATAGTTAGTTTAGTTAAGTTAATATGTAATAGTAATTATAGATAACAAGGGTTTTCTTTATTTGCAGTTTGCTTCTACTAATACTGTGATTAAAACGTGTTAATAAGAATTTTCATGTAGGTATAGCGCAAAGAAAATAATGCGCTTCGTCTAGAATTCTGCCAAGCGCCTGTTTTGTCGAAAACTATCCAATGCGGATATTTCTCGTAATTGTTTTAAAAATATGATGAAGTTGGGATTAGGAAGTTAAATAAAAATGCTTGGATTTTTTGGGGAACAGTTTAGATGGTTTATTTGCCCCCAAAGGAGGAAAACCCAGCTAGGCTGGGGAAAACCTCCTTGTTTAAAATTTATACAAGTAAATTGTATGTGTGTAAGTGTGTGTGTGTGTAAATTACGTTGCAATAACGCAATAGGGGTGAGCTCAGCCGCCGTATAAAGAAAATTATCGATAATTTAAATTTGTATTGTCCCAAGGTAGGAGCTAGTAATATCTAATTAATTAGATGAACTGTCTCAAGGCGAGAGCTAATAATGTTCAATTAATTAGATGAATTGTTTTAAGGTGAGCGCTACTAATGTTCAATTAGTTAGATAAATTGTCTCATGGTGAGAGCTACTAATGTTCAATTAGTTAGATAAATTGTCTCAAGGTGAGAGCTACTAATATTCAATTAATAACAGATCGTTAGTTAATCCGGAGACACGTTAGTGTCTCGCGCCAAGTACACGTCCAACATATGGCGTGAGACAACGTGTCTCTATTCTCTAATCATATGTCAACATAACCTCCTCACATATTTAGGTCTATATTTTTTATTATTGCCAAGACACTGACACTTCACACTATTTTTAATAAGTTTTTTTTGACGGATTTTACACAAATTACCAAAAATTATTGGATATGAACAATTATTTAATATATCTTAAATATGAAAAATTTTGCCTGCGCCTGTTTTCGATTCTACACGAGATTTTACAAATTTAGGGCGAATTTTATTATTTCGAAGTTGGTAGCACTTAACTTTATCTCCTAACTATACTTAACTTTAGTATAGGTTCTAAAACTTAAGCACCCATAAGTAGATAGTATACTAAGAAAAAATTTTGTAATGGAAAGAAAGACAACCTGCGTAACTTTATACAGTTTTCACTGTACTCATGAAAACATCAGCCCAGGCGTTAATGCTCCGCACTATACTTGTCTATTATTATTCTGACTAGAATTTAATTTTCGCGCGCAAGCGCGCGCATCATATTTATTGTCATGATATATTTATGTGTCGTTTATGTATAGTATATTCACTTTCAACCAATCAGAATGAGAATATTTATTTTCGACCAATCACATCACGAATAAATTGGTTTCACATACATTTCATCTCAATTTTATTATGGGACTAGAATTCAAATTTGCGCGCGCAAGCGCGCGCCTTGACTATAGAGTTTGCATATATTTTCATGCATATCATATATTCAACCAATCATATCACGAATAGATTGGTTTCACATACATTTCATCTCAATTTTATTATGGGATTCTGAGTAGTCAGTAAGTTTTTTCTTACAGAAGTCACGTTCATTAATCGCGCGCGTAATTCGAATTCAAATATGTCAAATCCCACAAAAAACAGTTTCACTGTAAAATGTCGCGCCAAGTACACGTCCAACTATTGTAACAGAGACAATGATATCCTCATTATTGCAAAAATAAAAAAATCTGATCTTTACAAAAAAATGTGAAATAAAAAAAAACCAAGTACACAAAACTCGGATTAAAAAAAACACTCATTAAAAATGGTGAGAATTGAAAAAAAAAATTGGTGTAGTTTATTTATAAAAAAAAACGAAAGAAAAATTTGCACTTTATAAAAAAATATAAAATAAAAAAAAACTAAGTAACCACTGTGATTTTCAATAATTGCAAAGTTTTTGTGGCAAATTTAACAATTGAAAATAATTTTTTAAACGTACTTGGCGCGCGTCATTGACTACCCCCAATTTTTTCATGGCTGATGTAGCGCCAGAAACTTGGTATTGGAAAGCAGTTTATGAACAACAATTGTTACACTCCTTCTACACCGTTGTTGACTTCACTAATGATTAATTTGATATTTTTAATTAAATCTATTTTAGAATTAAAATTCAACCGTGTTCTTATTTTTTCACGAATTAGCTTAGATTTATACGTTATATAAATATGATGTTTTCTGGCATTTCAATTGAATCAAGAAAATAGCAAAGGATTTGATTACCAGTAATGTAAAGTACCCCCAGTAGCTGCTCAGGAACAAATTCCTTCCCATTCTTTGTATTTGTATAACTGCATTTTTAGATATAGATATAAATACGCACAGAGTGGACAAGTTCTGGTTTCTGAGCAACTACTGTGCAACTTTAATTTAGATGTTTATTAAATTGTTTTAGAAAAATATAACATTGAAGCATGCTTGAGCAATGCAAACTTCTTAAGCTGATAATTGACATAAATAAATTATTTTAGTGATATTGTGAAGTCATTTACAATGCATCAGAAAAAATTGGGGGTAGTCAATGACGCGCGCCAAGTACGTTTAAAAAATTGTTTTCAATTGTTAAATTTGCCACAAAAACTTTGCAATTATTGAAAATCACAGCGGTTACTTAGTTTTTTTTTATTTTATATTTTTTTATAAAGTGCAAATTTTTCTTTCGTTTTTTTTATAAATAAACTACACCAATTTTTTTTTTCAATTCTCACCATTTTTAATGAGTGTTTTTTTTAATCCGAGTTTTGTGTACTTGGTTTTTTTTTATTTCACATTTTTTTGTAAAGATCAGATTTTTTTATTTTTGCAATAATGAGGATATCATTGTCTCTGTTACAATAGTTGGACGTGTACTTGGCGCGACATTTTACAGTGAAACTGTTTTTTGTAGGTTGAATTTAGGTTTTCATATACGAATTAATCAAATGAATTTAATTTCAGAATGGAAATGTTAATATTTATGATTAAGTAAAAATAGTAAGTAAATATTGGTAATGAATTCAATATTAATATCGCGTGTTAATTAGAGATTGACTAAAGCCGCGTGGCTGATGCAATCCTTTGTGAATATGGCGCGTAATGGCCGCGTGGCGTCACTAATTAAATCTACTTTGATTTTAGTTATTCTAATTCACTGAACTATTAAACTGATTTGAATGATTTGAGAATATAATTGTTATTAAGTTGAAGTAATTATTTATATTTAATGAATAATTTAAGTATCTGAATAAATGTGAGATGCAAGTAAGAAATATTAGAATCGATTGACACAGAGTAGTCGTACTAGTACAAGAGTCCAAGCACAACTGTTGCAGCAGACCACGCGAGCCGGCTTCTCTACCGCTAACCAAGGCGCGCATGAGCGACGGCCATAGCGTGATACGATTATTCCCGAGTTTTAACGATTAAGCCCGAAGGCGTAATTCTTCTTATAAGTATTTGACTAGATCTTTTTTCTAGCGGTTAAACACGCCTCTACTTGAATTATTTACGTAACGCCATATGGGGTACTTAAAGTAAAATACATGGGGTGCTTAATGTTGATTTATGTTAAGAATTACTAGAACCGCTTTCACTTATCATAATAACTAATGAAGGTCACTGGAACTGAGACTCGTCAGCGTTTTTCTAATAGAGAAAAAAAAACTTCAAGTAAATAAAATGCTTTTTAATAAGTTACGTTACTTTTTTACAACAATTGCTGCATAAAGGATTATATTGTAACATCCTTAGTTCCAAATGCGCGACCAAATTTTGCACATCAATGAAACAGGGTGAAAACGTCCAAGTTCGTCCACGTACTGAAGGCAGATGCGACTCCAGAGCATTAAAAGTTCTTCATCCAAAGGCGTGCTATCTCTGCGCTTCACGTACAGTATGCCAGCTCGATAAGTATCTGAAACAAGTTGAATTCGGATTTTAATTACCTAAAGGAGATAGTTCAATTCACAATGAAGCGGCAAAGATAGCCACGTATCATTGGCTATCGCATATGTTAAACAGCATCGATAGTAGTTGCTACTTGGATGGGTGACCGCTTAGCCACGGGCCAGTGCGTAGATTTCTACTCACTAAGAGACTGGTCTAATGTTCCGGTAATCGATAAAGAAGAATTTATTATTGATTACCGGAAAACTCTGCTCCAACTGTATTGGTAAGGGTTTTTTCTGTGGTTTTTCTAAGTCACTGTTCAAAGAGCCTAGAAAGTGGTGAGGAACAGGATAAATGTGATACACAAAGCACAAGTCGGTATCCGCCGCAATAAAAAGGTAGATAAGGTAGGCATTAACTAAGCAAATAAAAGCTTGGTGTGTAAAACATTTTAAATCAGCTTACACTATAAACCCCATTAGTCTAGCCTGAAAAATTTACCATGAACGGAAATATAATTAGAGAAGTGGAGGGACGATCAAGGGACTCACCTGCTTCACGTTCGACGACACCCTGGTACTCAGTCCATTCTGCTAGCGCTGGTTGGCAGGTAATAATCCTTTCAAATCCCATCTCCAATTGGTCTGCTGATGGGTAGGAGATTGTCACATTCGTGACCTCGCAATAAATAGGTTATTATTCACTTAGTCAATTATCTGGTCCATGTTTGTAAAACAAACAAAGCTAGATAAGCGAGGGTTTTGTTAATTGAATACGAACCGTTGAAGCACTTTATAAAGTATGAAGGGATGCTTTTTGAAATATTTTGATAATTAATCTACCAAGTTATGTCAATAAAATATGTATGAAGCACATTAGTCTTTCTTACAAGAAACTGAATTTTTATATTAGATCTTTTTTTAGTGTTTCAAACTATTATTTATTACACTAAAACTTCAATTAGAACGTTGTAAGTGCGTTGTTAATATGCAACTACAGTAAAAATAAACGAAAAAAAAAAATAAGATATTTTCTTCGACAAAAGCATCTTGTTTTCTTTAAGAATCTTATTGGACTACAATGATCCGTTCCTAACTTTGAGACATGATTCATAGTTCTATTTAAACTGTGACCGACTTACAATTAATGTACCCTCATTTACCATGCCTCACCCTAGCACAATAACCTGGTCAAGGTCAAGGTCAGCCGGCTGCCGGTCAAAGCGCTACGATCGCCATAAAAGTATCTCGGAAATTTGAACACCCACCGCAGGCCTCATTCGGGCAGCCTAAGCGCTTAGATTGATCGGCTGATAACTTCTACATTACCCTATATATTCTCTGTTAACTGTTGATATAATCATAAACAGAAGCATCTTTCGCTGAAAATAACAAAAATATTTGTCGAACCTATGAATAATATCTTTAGTGCATTTAATTAATTTCACAATTGTGAAACGATCCATATTTTTGATTTCAAATTAAAACAATGAATTGGATCTTCTTCACTTGTATCAGTATAGATAGCACCAAACTACCATACTAATGTATACCAGTAACTCAATTCGTGAACGAGCTTACATCATTCTACGATAACTTTGAGAAGGCCAATGTCAAGAATAGTGTTCTTTATTACCAACCAACGGAAAAACGCGTATTCGTGGAAAGTTACATAATGATGTACAGAACAATAACACGTGAAGCGTGATAACGTGATAAAATGTGTTCGTTGAGGAATACACGATTGCGTGATATTTAGTCTTCGCTTAGATGGCATTGAAACGCGTTCACGGAAGCACCTGTTTAACGTGCAAAAGTTCTATTTGTGGAACGTGTAGTGAGCTTAGACGATCGACACATTGTTGGCTTCTGATATTTAAATTAAAGTCTGTCTCAGTGATGTAATCGTTATAAGTGGCGCCCGAATTTGTGTCTCTGAAAAACAATTCGTCCCGTTTCTGTGTAAACCTCGTATCTACAAAATCGTAATTTTCGGTAAATCGATAAAAACGTTTAGAGTTACTTAATTTTTATAAAAAGTTATAACTAATTCAAAATTTATGCTCTTTATCAATCACCTTAAAAGAATTAAACATGATTTTTGCTATCTGCATCGATGCTTTGTTGTTATTGTCAATTTCATGTAGATACGAGTTTTCTCATCAAACACCCTGGTGATTTTTTTTGCAGATACGAGGTTTTAAAACAAAAAAAAATTGTTTTTTCTATAAGATCATTGGCGAAAAATTCTGTTATGCAAGGCTTTCAATTCATTATTATTTTATAGTTATTAATTTAAACAAATTTATTTGATTTTGATTTAATATGTTATAAATCATGTGATTACTATTTATAATATGATTTAATTATTTTTAACTTCCCGCTAAGAAAATCGGAGATCTTCAAAAATCGGGAAGTTATTGGTTTTACCCCCTTTTGTAAAAATTGATTTTTCACTAGATCTCGACGTTTCAAGGTCTCAGGAAGCTTCTTTGACCACCCCCGTGATGGTGTCTGTACGTCTGTATGTATGTATGTGTGTATGTGTGTGCGTGGATGTATGTAAACCTCTCATAACTTTTAAACGGCTTGACCGATTTTATCGCAGTTGGTGCAATTTGGAAGGGCTTAGATTTTAAATATAACTAGGACTATTTTAAATATAACTAGGACTGAACTTAGATTTTAAATATAATTTGGACTGATTCGCACCGGTAGATTTTAAGAAATCTCAAAAAAACTACGAAAAAAAATTTTTTTTAATATAGTTTTTTTGGAATAACTTTTAAACGGCTTTACCGATTAATTCCAAAAACTAATTAGCTCTTAACATTAATAAACCACGTCGATTGCTGTCAGCCCGGTCAACATCGGTTGATTCGTTCGTGAGTTATCGTTGACGAAAGAAAACCGAAAAAAGTGTTTTTTCGGAATTACTCCGAAATTCGTGGTTCAATCAAATTGAACTTAAAGATTTTTTATGAGGCTTAAAAAATTGCGTTGAATGTCACCAACCGCGTAAAAATCGTTCCATTTATTCAAAAGTTATCGCGGTTTGAAAATTTAAAAAATAGTGTTGTATCAAACTTCTATCAGACTTTTGAGCTCGAAGAGCTAAATAATATTTGTATGTATTTATATGGATAAAAAATAGATGTCAATCAACAAAATATAGTCAACTTAAGTGTGAACACGTTTACAAACATTCAGTATTAAGACAACAACGCCATTTTAACGTTTTCGGCGATACTTACGGTAGATACGAGGTTTTTGAATTCGAATATGTAGATACGAGAAAAATCAAAAGCCTCTAAAAAAAATTCTATCATCTTTGTGAACATTGCATGTTTTGTTTTACGTTACAAGAGTGCTAAGGAGTGATTTTCGCTAAAAATCTCAATTTCGAAAAAAATGGAGATACGAGGTTAACACAGAAATGGGACGAATTGATATGGCCTATATAAACGCTTAGTCCAAAGTTGATAACACATACACATCCCGGCATTGGCATCCGGTTTGATAAAACGTGCTAATAATAGTAAATTACCAATTCTAACTCAATACGTATTATTCAGTGTATCAACCAACTCATTTAGCAAGGCAGTGATACGCTACCAATAATTAAGCACAACGAAAATTTTGTAAAATTATTCTTAATATACTCTGTACACAATTTACTTAGTTAATTTAATATTATGTATTAATTTTTATAAATGTATTATATTTTTCTGGTGTCTATGCACAGGTGTTTCTTGCACCTCTATAGAATGTTATACCAGAAGTAAATAAATAAATAAATAAAATAAATAAATAAATGCAACATGGGTAATCAGGGATTAACGCCCAATGCAGCTAGTGATTTTGCCGATCGGAAACGCAGTATGACCAAAGTCTACACTGACGTCAAGCAGCGAAAAGTATTTCCTTCTCCACAAGACTACAAGTCGTCAATCACCAAAAATAATGATATTGACGCTAAGCGGCAGTCTCGGCATGCTATTAATGAAAGTGGTCAATTCGGGTCAAACAGTACATTTTATGGATCAGCTTCTAAATCGCAAGGACCATGCTTGGTAACAGAGAGGGTGTCCCGCCAGCTACGTCCAGTTTTCAAAGAAGCAGCTGAAGCTCTTCAGAAGTACGTCACGGAACACTCACGTAAAAACTAGGTCTAAGATTGGTTTGTAAGCACGGTATATGTGAATAAACATATTTTGTG